AATTGTTACTATAAGTATATTACTGATTTTTCCAATGCGAGCTATATATGCCCCTTTTTCTGAAAGTATTTCTTGTTTAAGAGTATATAGATTTTCCAATTTATATACTTTTTAAAATTATTAAGGAGGTAAAAAATGATTTATATTTACAAAAAAGATGAACTAATAGATACATTAAATTATGATATAAAAGAATTTAAAAAAGAATGGTATCCCAATTTTCAAGATGATATGAAAATATATGATAAAAAATTTGAATATCCTATTTTTGAAAATGGTGGACTAAGAGAAATGACAAAAGAAGAAAAGATAAAAAATGGAATAAATGTAACTTTAGAAGAAGGTGAAGTTATAAAAAATAATAACTTAATTGAAATATCTCGACCAAGTAAATATCATAAATGGATTGATAAAGAATGGGTATTGAATTTAGAAGAACTAAAAATACAAAAAAGAGAGGAATTAAAAGCAATTAGAACATCTAAACTTTTTGAAAATATTACTGTAAATGGTAATACCTTTCAAGTCAGAACAGAAGATTTAGAAAATTTTTGGGAAGTTGATTATATGTTAAAAAATGGAGAAGTTACAGAAACTGATACGAGAAATTGGGTATTATCTAATAATACTATAAAACCTTTTAAATATTCTCAACTAATGGAAGTATTAACAGAGTTTATAAAAAGAAAAGCTGAAATATTTGAAAAATTTGGAATACTTTCAATTAAATTAGAAGCTTGTAAAACAGTAGAAGAAATTGAAGCTATAAAATGGCAATAGAGAAGTTTTAAATCAAAAGACATATTCTTAATAGGCTATATCTTTTAAAACTCTTATATTGGCTTATTATTTTAAGGAGGAGCAAATGTTTAATTTATCAAATATTAGTTTAGAAAAAATGAATAGAGTGCATCCAAACGTTGTAAATTTTATAAAAGAGCTTATAAAAGAATCTCCATACGATTTTAAAGTTACATGTGGAGTAAGAACTGCTGAAGAACAAAATCATGAGTACCAAAAAGGGAGAACTATTTTATATGATAGCAATGGTAATAAACAACCAAAAATTAGTTGGTGTGATGGCTATATTTTAAAATCAAAACACCAAGTAAAAGTTGATGGTTATGGATATGCTGTTGACATAGCTGTCTTGGAAAAAGAAAAATACACTGATAAAAAAACTGGAGAAGAAAAAGAAAAGACAGTTGCTAGATGGGATTATAAATATTATAAAGCTATTTATGATATTGCCAAAAGCAAAGGTTTGATTGATAAATATGGGATAGTTTGGGGTGGAAATTGGAAGCGGAAAGACTCTGTACATTTTCAACTAGGAGTAGCTGATAATATTCAATTTAGAAGATAAAAGGAGGATAAAATGGAAACATTTATAGAAAGAATGATTGTAGAGAAAAATGAATTACAAGATAAAGTAACAAAGTTAGAAAATTTTATTAATGGAGAAAAATTTAAAGAATTAAAAGGATTAGAGCAAGTTTATCTAAAAGAACAGCTAAAATTTATGAAAGGCTATTTAAGTGTATTAAGGCAAAGAATTAATTTTTATAACAAATAATAGGAGGTTTAAAATGCCAGAATTAGATAATTTTGAATTGAAGTATTATGATGGGGAAGACTTTATTTTAGAGAAAGATTATAGATATATGATTAATGGAAAATTAATACATATACCTGCTGGATTTAAATGTGATTTAGCTAGTGTTCCTAGAGTTTTTAGAAATATCATAAATACTTATGGAAAAGACCACACAAAAGCAGCAGTTATTCATGATTGGTTATATAGAAATGGTCATAAATTAGGTGTTTCAAGAAAGGAAGCAGATAAGATATTCCTAGCAGTTATGAAAGAACAGGGTGCAGGTTTTTTCAAAAGACAGTTAATGTATAGAGCTGTTAGAACATTTGGGATGTTTGCATACAAGGAGGATTAATGGAATTAGAAATAACTTTAACATTATTAGGAATGCTTGGAACATCTTTAATTACAGTTGGTGGAGTTATTTTAGGCTATCACAATTATTTGATGAGGCAAATCAATAAAAGATTAAAGAAAGAAACATATTACATAGAACGTGAAAAATTAGAAAAACAACTTGAAGAAATTAAAGATAGCTCTGAGAAACAGAAAGATGAAATAAAAGCTATGATAACAAAATTAGGAGATAAAGTAGAAGTAGATTATCAAAAAATTTGTGACCATTTATTAAATTGTAATAGGAGACAAAATGGATAGAGGATCAATTATAAAAGATGTATTACTGAAGCTAGGAGAAAACACAATATATAATGATAACAAAAGCGACATCTATGTAACTTGTGGAGAGCAATTAGATAGTGTAGTAAATAATATTGCATATTCATCTGCTTTTCTTTTTAATGCTGTAACAGTAGAACTTACAAATTATGGAAAAGTTGATGATGAATATAGATTTAATAAACCTATCGATTGTTTAAATATTTTAAGAGCTAATAATGATTATAGGTTAGAAAATGAATTTATATATTCAACTAGTGATAAAATAAAAATTCAATATTGTAGAAGAATAGATTTATCAGAAATTCCAGACAATTTATTTAATTTGATTGTAGCAATGACAGCTAGAAAAATGGCATTTGCATATAATACTTATAAAAAATCTTTAGAGCTTTTAACTAATGAAGTTACTTTATTAAAAAATGATGTAGTTGCACAACAAGGGTTTCAATTCTGGGGTGATGAATGATGCTTATAACTAGTAATAATATGTTTACATATGGAGAAGTTGGTGAAAGATTAGGTGGATTGAGGGAAAGTGAAATTTATCAGCAATCTGCTCAAAAAATAGAAAACTTAATAATAAATGAAATGGGAAATTTGAAGATAGCTAAGAAATTGGCTATCTCTAATTTTAACCATAATATTAAGGAAATAATTGATACTAAATATAATTTTTATATTTGTATTACAAACGATAATAAAGTAGCAACATATGAAAAAACTAACAATTCATTAGGAAGACAACTTTCTATTAATAATACAAATATAGGAAATTTTAGAATAGCTAAGATGTGTGATGATAAATTATTTGTAATAGGTCCTCAAAATTATGCTTTTGAATTCAATAAAGACACTGGAGCAGTTGGAATATCAAATTTTTTAAGTCTAATGAAGTTGCCTATAAAAGATAAAGAAGCTATAAGAATTGATATCTATAGAGCTTACAGAGTTGGATCAGAAATTAGAGTATCTATATTAGGAACTTTTGAAAATCCACAATTTGAAGTCTCTAATGGTATTATAAAAATGGCTGGAAGTAATATAGGACTTTCAAGAATATATAAAGAATATAAAGCTTCTATATCAAAAGATAATATAGATGGTGCTACTGATGGTATGACTTTTGGAGTATTTCATAATTATAAAAATGTAACTGGAAACAAAAATTATTATGTTGGAAATTCTTTATTAACTCTTAGTGGAGAAAGAAATGACCCATTATATAAAGGTAATTACTTTTCTTCATTTGGAGGAAATGGAATTGGAGATATAACTTTTGGTGAATTAATAAAAGTAAATGAAAATATTACCACAATTGGAGTTTATCAAGATAGATTAGTAATAATTAATAATGGATCTCTTTATTTTTCTAAGAAATCAGATTATTTAGATTTTAGAAATAATACTCAATTAGATAGTGCTTTCTTTTTCAAGCCTAATCCTATAGATAATATATACCCTAATATTTATGATATGTACATAGCTGATAAAATGTATATTACAACTTCAAAAGGAGTATATGTAATATCAACAAATAATATATTAACATCAAATAGTTACACTGTATTTATTGCATCTGAATTAGCTTGTCATGAAGATAGTAAATATTCATATAAAAATAAAGGAGCTTTATTAAATAATGTGTTCTATTACCTTACTGCAACAAATGATTTAAGGAGTATTGAGCAATTACCTAGTTCACAAGGAATAGAAAGTTATTCAACAACTCTTGTAGAAAAATACGAGATAAATTCTAAATTTGACAATATATTTAAATTAAAATATAACAATAAATACTACTTAGTTGCTTGTAGAAAAGAAAAAGAAATTATAGATAAATTATTTATGTATGAACAACTTGACTATAAAATGTTTAGAAGATACTCGTTAAACCTTCCAGAAAATACTAATAACATAAAAATAATAAATGGAATTATTTTAGGTGAAAATAAAATAATGATTGAAAGCGATGAAAACGTAGGTAAATCTATTCTAAGAATCAATCCACCATATTTAAAAACTAGAGAAGGAGGGAAATATAGTAATGATTATTCTTCAAGAGTTGTAAGAGTATTTATTAAAGTATTGAATGAAGATAAGGCAGCAATAAAGGGAATTAAGATTAATAATACTATGATAACTAAAAGTGCTATAGATGACGATTTATTTAGTGTATTTAAAATAGAAACAAGTTTTCAAATTTTAAATGGTTTCAATATAGAAATTATTTCTAATGAAAATAATAAAATATTTGAAATTTTAGGTATTGATATAAATATAGAAGTTGTAAGTGATTAAGAGGTGATTTGAATGATGGGAACAGTTTTAGCTCAACTTGCAATAGGCATAACACAAGGATATGGAATATATAAACAAGGAAAAAAGATTATAAACGCAGGAGAAGAAGTTAAATCTATATACGGAAAACTTAGAACTAAGGAAAAAGATTGGAAAGAAAGTTTTGAAAATAATAAAATTTCTATAAAAAAAATTAAAAAATATCAAGATGAGCAAGCCAAAATGCAATATGAGTATAATCAAAAAGAAATAAGCAGATCTTTAGAAGGAAACTTAAGAGGAATATTATTAGGATATGTTTCTGCAAGAGAAAATTTAGAGCAAGAAATTACTAATATTAAAAGCAAATTAGCTTTTTATGATATAAAAAATGTTGAAAGTAGCTCTATACAAACTGATAGTATTAATAAACTTAAATTAGAAGCTAATGATAAAGCAAATACTCTTGTACAAAATCAAACAAATGAGATTGATGAGCTAGAAAATCAAACAAATAATTATTACTATCAAAGTGGATTAAATTATAATAAGACACAAGAAGGAATAAATCAGAATTATTTAACTGCATATAGTCAAGCAGAATTACAATTAAAAAGGGATTTAGCTCAACTAAATCAAACTATAGAAAATGGAAATATGGCAGGAGAGCAATTAGTAAACCAAGGTTGGGATACTAAGATTGTTGGTATTAATGGAATGACTAAAGCAATTTTAGATGCTGGAAAAGATTACTATATTAATAGATACAAAAATAGACTTGGAGCTGAAGAAAGTATAAAAGAAATTCCAGGTATTTATAATACTGAAAACAAAGAAGATAATATTTTTAAAAAAGCTTGGTCTCTTAGAGGATTTGGTAAGGTAGGAGGTACAAATGGCTAATGAATTTATAGAAAAAGAAATTATGAAAGAAAGAACAGGAGCAAATGTTTCACCTATAACAGTTGATACACAAAGTAGATTTTTATTAAATCCAACTAGTGTTGAAGGAGTATCTGTAAAAAGTCCACCTAAAATTCCAGTTCATGAAAATATGCTTTTAGAGACAGTAGAAAAAATAGCAAAGGAAGCAGAACAATTAAAATTAAATAATGAAAAAAACTTGCTTGATTTATCAATAAAAAATAAAGAACTTGAATTTGAAGAAAAATGGGCTACTGTAAATAATAAATATGGGGATAGATACGAAGAATATTTAAAAGATTATGATGATATGCTTAAATCAAAAAAAGAATTAGTACAAAAAAATAAATATATTGACATGAATGAAAAAACTCTAACTATGAAAAATTTAGATATTAATCATAATCAAGGCAGAATTAAGATGCAAAAAGATAGGAATCAATATTATGTAAAAGAACAAAATGATATAGCACTCGCTACATTAGAACAAAGAAGAATTATAGGCTCTAAATATGGTTTAAACGATGATGAAAAAGCAAAAGAAAATTATCAATATATGAGAGATACAATAGAACATATTGCTGAACTTTCTGGAATGTCTGAAGAAGAAAAAATTGTAATGCTAGGGAAAAATATAGGTGGAACTGAAGTGGCAAGACTTAATAATAGAATAATGGAAATTCAAAATAGTTCTATGCCACTTGACAAAAAGAAAATTGAAATAGACAAAGTTATAGCCTATATGGACAATGAAAAAATTGTAAATGATTTAGTAGATACTACTATGGAATTTTATAAAGGTGGCGATGAAAAAACAGCAAAAGAGTATTTAAAAATTCAATTTGAAGGGGAAACTAAAACTGTTTTAAAAGGTATTAAATCTCAGATAACTGAAATTCAAAGAGAAGAAAAAAGAATAGAAAAAGAAAGAATTAGAGCAGAAAAGCAAATGCAAAGATTATATTTAAGAAATAGAAGAGTAGATGAGGCTTTAAGAAGTGAAAAATACTCTAATATAAGAAGAGCTTTTAAAAAAAAATATGGTAGAGAAATGACAAATGAAGATATAGCAAATGGAACACTAAATTTTGATTGGGCTGCTGCTGGAGATTTAGATAATTATGATAAAGTAGAAATATTTGATAAAACACAAATGACAAATTTAAGAAGAAACATTACTGCTCAAATAGAAAGTGGTAAATTATCAGAAAATGAAGCTAAAAATTTAGTCAGAGATTATGCAGAAAAATTATTTGCTAACGACAAAGCAGAATATAAAGAATTAAAAATAAATGCTTTTGTAAAACAATATGCAGATACAGAAAATCCAATACCATATATCTATGGGAAACAATATCCTGAATTATATCAAGCAGAAAGAGTTACTAAAAATAGTAAAGGAAATAATGCTAGTATAAATATTAAAGCCCCTAAAAAAGGCTTCATAGATTTTTTTGATGATGATGGATATAAGGAATGGGAAAATGTAAAAAAAGAATTTTCATCTGACCCAGTCTATGCTGATGCTCAATTAAAAAGCTTTATAATAGGTCTTATGAAAGACGATGGTTTTTCAACAAAAGATATTAATTCAACAACAATGCAACCTTATTTAAAAAAACTTAACACAGAAGAAGGAAAAAGATTAATAAAGGCAAATAAAATTTTGAAAAGTAGCAAACCTGTACAAAATACAAAATCAAATACTGTAAGTACAAAAAAAAGTAAAATGGGTGGATATTTAAGATAA